CCCATGCGCTTCCGCGGCGAGGTGCACCGCGTCACCTTCCCGGCCTCGGAGACGCTGTCGCTGATCAACGACACCTTCGGTGAGATTGCGCTCACCGGCGAAGCGAAGATCGACCCGGTGCGCCAGGCCGATCCGCGCTTTGGCCTGTACGCTCGTGCATTGCTGGTGGATGCAGCCTGATGGCCAGGGTGATCGGCAATGTCGGTCAGCAGCCCTCCGGATCCGGCACTACGGATCCGGAGGCCGTAGCCAGCGAACTGGACGTGCTTGCCGGCCGGCAGCAAGGGCAGCTCGGTGGAAAGATCATCACAGTGCGCGAGTACGGCTTCTTTGAGGCCGCTCGCATCCTGCAGACCGCCGCGCCGCTGGTCGCGGACCTGCAGCCGCTGTTCGAAGGCTCCGATCCGCCTTCCATGCTGCAGGTGATGGACGCACTGGTCTCGCACCCGGATCTGATCCGGCATCTACTGGCGTGCTCGGTCGCAGCGCCGCCGGCTGATGCCAAGGATCACGCAGCCGAGGTACGGGAGCAGGAAGCGTGGCTGGAGACGCTCAACGAGACCGACGGCGAGCAGATGCTGCTGTTGTGGTGGCAGGCCAACAGTAGTTTTTTTCTCCGCCGCCTGCTCAGAAACGCCGTCAGTCAAAATGCAGCTCTGTCGGCTACGGGCGGGTCTTCACCGACCTGATCAGTGCAGGCTACGGCCACAGCTTTGGCGATATCGGTCGCATGACCAAGCGCCAAATCTCCCTCGCTTGGGAGTACGTCCAGGCCCAGCAGCGGCGCGAAAGGCGGGAGCGAATCACCGACACCAATGCTGCCTATGCCGGCGGTAGCCCGGCGACCAACCTGCTGAAGGATCTGAAATAACAATGGCTTCCTCGCGCAACCTCGAACTGGCGATGCGTATCGCCCTGGACATCGAGCAGGTGCGCCAGGCACTGCCAGTGGTCCAGAAGGGCCTGACTTCGGTCAAGGGCGCCAGCCAAGACGCCGGCGCCAGCCTGGGCGACGTCACGAAAGAGGCGAAGAAGGCCGCTGACGCCTTGGATAGGGCTGCCCGCAGCAGTGCCGCCTCGGGCAGCCAAATGGAGGATGCTGGCCAGAAGGCCGCCGCCGGCGCGGCGGGGATGGCCACGGCTGGAGAATCAGCCAAGGCCATGTCGGCAGACGTGGCCACCGCCGCAGATCGCGTCCGAACGTCCGGCGCGGCGGTACAGAAGACAGTGGCCGATGAGATCCGCCTGATCTCCGAGCTCGATGCACGTCTGGAGCGCGGCGCGGCGAGCATGTCCGATCTGGCCGACACCGAGGCGATGCTTGATCGGGTGATGGCGCGCGGTCTGATCACCACTGAGGACTACAACAGCGCGCTCAAGGCGCTGGATAAGCAGGAAGCCGGCCTCGCTCGATCGGAGCAACAGCGCCAGCGTGTTATTGAGGGCGCCCTGGGGCGTTATGACAGCGCATCGGTAAAGCTGCAGAAGCTGGAGCGGGACGAGTGGGAACTCAAGGCGGCGGTGGATGCCGGCCGCATCAGCCGCGAACAGTACAACCGTGCCCTGGCGGGCATCAACGTCCAGCGCAACGCCGTCAAGGTTGCCGAAGCGACCAGCCGCAGCCTGGGCGCCGGGGCGATCTCGGCCGGCCAGTACCAGATGGCCATGCGCCAGCTGCCGGCGCAGATCACCGATATCACCACCAGCATCGTCAGCGGCATGCCGATCTGGATGGTGGCCATCCAGCAGGGTGGCCAGCTGAAGGATTCCTTCGGCGGTGTCGTCCCCGCCGCGCGCGCGCTCACCAGTGCGCTCAATCCCGCGGTGGTCGTCCTAGGCGGTCTTGCTGCCGGACTGGGTGTTGTTGGCTTTGCGGCGCTGCAGGGATACAAGCAGCTGCGAGCCTTCGACGCCGCTGTGATCTCGACCGGCCATTCACTGGGCGTGTCCAGCGGTCAGCTCTATGCCCAGGCGAATGCCGTCGGTGCGGTCACCGGTGAGTACTCCGATGCCACGGCGGCCGCCCAACAGTTGGCGGCCAGCGGGAAGTTGACCGCTAACACCCTGTCTACAGCGATTAGCGTCGCGGTCAACCTGGCCAAGCTGACGGGCGAGTCGATCGAAGGCACCACCGCCAAGGTGGTTGAGGTCTCCAAGGCTCCTTCAGCAACACTGGCCAAGCTCAACGAGCAGTATCACTTCCTCACCGCAGCGGTGTACGAACAGGTTCGGGCGCTCGAGGACCAGGGCAAGGCGACCGATGCCGCCAAGGCCGCGCTGGAGGCCATCGCAACTGTCAGTGACCAGCGTGTCAAAGAAATGGAGTCGCGGGCCGGCTCTCTGGAGCAGGCATGGGATGCAGTGGCCCGTACGCTCAAGCGCGTCTGGCAAGGGCTGAAGGACATTGGCCGCACCGACTCCGAGGCGATGCTCCGCGCGGAAACTGCGGCGATGCGTGGTACGACCGAGCAGCTGCAGCAGGCGCTGAAGAACGGCAACGCCCCGGCGATCGGCTACTACTACGACCTGCAGATCAAGCAGATGGACCGGCTCCGCAAGGCTCGGGCCGCCTACGATCGTGACGTCAATGCTGCCGAGAGCGCTGGCCAAGCCCAGCGCATCCAGGATGCCGGCGTCGAAGCCGCCAAGGCGATCGCATCGGGTCTGGAGGAAGGTGCCAGCAAGGCGGAGAAGCTGAAGAAGGCGACCGAAGAGGTTGCCAAGCAGTTCCGCGAGCTGCGCAAGGCCAATCCCGGAAGTGACCTCCTCAAGGGCGTCACCTTTGGCGACGATGGCAGCGTCAGCGGCGGCGCCTACGACAAGCGGATTGCCCAACTGCAGGAGAAGTTCAAAGAGCGCACCCGGAAAGCGCCGAAGACGGAAGGTCAGAAGGATGAGGCCGCAGCACAGCGAGAGCTGGAGCGACTCAAGCAGCAGATCGACCTGGTCGGAACCCTGGATGAGACTCGCAAGAAAGCGACCGAGACTGCCCGCATCCAGGCAGCTATTGCCGAGGGCAACTTCCAGAATGCTTCGGCGAAGACCAAGCAGGAGTTGCTGGACGAAGCCAAGAAGCTGGATCTGGCCAACCTGCGGGTCGAGGCCGACCGCAAGATGCTGGAGATCCGCGATCGCATTGCAGCTCTGCAGGGCCGAGGTCCGGATGCGGAGTTGGCCAAGACCTCGCGTGAACTGACGAAGCTGAAGGAAGAATTGGAGGCCGGCGGGCGCGCTGTCGACGCCGCGGATGTGGCCAAGCTCCTCAATCTGAGCAAGGCAAGCACCGAACTGAAGAATCTTCAGGACACCTACAACCAGGTGATGGCGGGCATCGCGCTCGGGCAGCAGAGAATCCAGGTGGAACTGGAGGCGGGGCTGATTACCCAAGCCGACGCACAGCAACGCGTGGTTGACCTGTATCAGAAGCAGAGCTCGACCTTGCGCGATCTTGTTCCACAGATGCGTGCAGCAGCAATAGCCCTGGGGACGCCGGAGGCAATCGCCGCGGTCGATCAGATCGACCTGAAGCTGAAAGAGATGGTTCAGACCACGAACCTGCTTCAGCAAACCGTTAGGACGACGCTTCAGAACGGCTTCAAAGAAGCCTTTATGTCGCTGGCCAATGGGAGCGCCTCGCTGACCGATGCAGTACGCGGGTTCTTTCTGTCCGTTTCCAGCGGCCTGGCCGAGTTCGTGGCCGATCAGTGGTCGCAGGCACTGGCGAACCGAATCACGTCGATGGTGTTCGACAAGGGGGTTGATGTAGGAACTGATGCCGCCGCCGCAGCAGCAACGCAGGCATCAGCAGCCGCTCTGTCGACTGCCGCTGCAGGTGTCACCGCCGGCGCCACGGCAGTCACCACGAGTGCGGCCGCTCTTAACTCCTCCGGTGCCGGCCTGATCACGGGTGCATCTGCGGTGACGGCCGCGGCAGTACAGATGCAGGCCGCGGCACAGGCAATGGCCGCGGCCTCCGCCGCGAGGGCGGCCGCCAGTTATGCGGTCGGCGGTTACACCGGTCCCGGCAGCAAGTATCAGGAGGCCGGCACGGTCCATGCAGGTGAATTCGTACATCGCCAGGAGGTGGTGCGCCAGCCTGGTGCTCTGGCATTCCTGTATGACTTCAATCGAGTGGGTATGGCCGCGCTTGAACGATGGCGCGGCTATTCCGACGGAGGACATGTTGCAGCGATGCCAATGTTGCAGCGCTCGCCGGTATTTACCGCAACTGCACCGACATCGGCGATGACCCCAGCCAAGCCCATGCGCATCTATTTGCTCAACGACCGGGACGAGTTGATTCAGAAGCTCGCGTCTCATCCGGCCTTTGAACAGGCTGTCGTGCTCAGCGCTGGCCGAAACGGCGCGGCAATCCAGTCGGAGTGGTGACGATGTCTTTCTCCGCTACCGGCCCCCGCGTATTTCCAGTTCCTGCTGACTGGTCGGACACCATTACCGAGACGCTGTCCTGGGCCACCAACTACATGCAGGCATCGGCATCTGGTATCTCCCAGCATTGCTCTTACCGCTCCGATCCGCGTCGGTCCTTTGAGTTCTCTGTGAAGTGTGAGGGCCAGCAGCGCCGGGTCGTCGACATGCTGCTCGCTGGCCACGGTGGGCGCTGGCTCGTCCCCATCTGGCCAGATGCGCAGCTCATTCCCGCGAAATTGCCCGTAGGCTCGGTTGAGCTTGCCTGCCGAACCAATGGGTTTGACTTCGTCGCCGGCGGACAGGCCCTGCTGTGGGCAGCAGTCAACCGCTGGGAAGTGGTGACGGTGTCCTCGGTGGAAGGTGAAGGCCTCTCGCTCGCCGCTGCCACCGCTGGCACATGGCCAGCTGGAACCGTGCTGTTTCCCTTGCGAAGGGCTCAGCTGCAGGACAGCGCGGAAGAGTCGCTATGGCATGACAATGCCGGCGTCCGTTCGCTGACGTTCGACG